CTTCATTGAACGGAGTTTCTCTTGATGGTTCTTCGCTTTATGTTTATGGACTTCCTATTTGCAATGAATGCGCAAAGGGAATTATTCAAGTTGGCATAAAGCGTGTTGTCATATATACTGATGAAGAAGTACCAGAAATTTGGACCGAATCTTTTGCACTGACGCATTCGATGTTTAAAGAAGCAGAAGTAAAGTGCAATTGGATTCAACCTTAACGTAAGGAAAGATATTGAAATGAAAATAGCAATTATCATGGGCCGTGGCATCGAAGGATGTGGCGTTACCAAGTTTACAGTAGAACAAACAAAATGGCTTGGTAAGAATGGGCATGATTTTGTTGTATATTCATCAAAAGATAAGTCATGGACACGTAAGAATGCGCATGATGTATCTAATGTCGTTCAATTAAAGTTTGCTAAACCAGAAGAAACTAATAAGATGATCGAAGGCTGTAACAACGCCGATGTAGTTATCATTAATAGTCTTCCATCAATTGGACATAGTGATGCATGTATTGCTCAATTCAAACGAGCACTCGAAGAAATTACTACTCCTGTAGTATTGATTCAGCATGATCATTCTTCATTATCTATTAAGCGTAACGCAGCAATCGAAGAGTCAGTAAAGAAAGCAAAGATTCTTTTCGGGCATAGTTCCACTAATGACTTTGCTAAGTATGTATCTAAAGTAACTGAAGGTGGTGGTCTTACAGGATTCTTTGATGAAGATAGCTCTAAGACTATTTTAAACTTTCAGCCGGGCATGGATTTTGATTCTGTGCGCGCTAAGTATTGGAAAGACATTAAACACACTGATCCTATTATGAACAAATGGATTGGTCGTACTACTTCTTGGAAAGGGTACGTTCAGATGTTTAAATTTCACAATGAGTTCCTTCGTCCTGGTGGTTACATTACTACTTTCGAAGGTATTGAGAAGTCTCCAGCATATCTTGGTTTTCGCGAATTGTCGGAGTTCAACGGCATGATTGATAAACATATATCTACAGTCAATCTTGAAAACAATCAACCAGCATACGTGTTTGGTCCATTCATTAATGATGAAATGCTTGAGCGTATGTCACTTGTTGGATTTGGTTATCAACTCTCGGTGCTTGATGAACGATTTATCCAACGTTCTATTGAATACACTCACTGTGAAGTAGCATGCACTGGTGTAGTTCCAGTCTTTCGTAAGACATATGGTGAACGTTGTACTCACCGCAAGTTTGGCGATAAGCTAATTAATTGTAAAGACACTGGCACTATTTGGCTTGATGATAACGATATGCAGCCTGCTTTCGATCTGCTAAATAAACTGGCCGACGATAATGCTATGCGAAATGAATATCGTGAAATGGCATTTGAATTTTATAAACAACATCAAGACTCGAAGTATACCTTTGCCGAGATGTTCAAACAGATTGAAAATAATTTATGACATTTAAACATGCATCTATTGTACCATTAATTGGAGGAGAAACAATCGGTCAAATTAATGCATTTGGTACTAAACCCGATTACTTACTTTCCTATACTCCATTTAGCAATAACGATTCACATATAGTTAATCACCTTAAAGATGTCCCTTACATCTTATTAGACCAAGGTGGAAAACATCCCAGCTATGTTGATGTAGTTAATGCAGTATGCCCATGTGCTGGACTTAGTTCTCTTTCTCCATCATCAAGTTCAGATTCTGCTGTTAATGATTGGATGACTATAACAGCAAAATACGTACTAGAAGAAATGAAGCCTCAAGTATTTTGGGGTGAAAATGCTCCAAGACTTGCTGGTGAAATGGGTAAACCAGTTATTGCTAAACTAAATAAGATAGCAAAAGATAACGGCTATACAATATCACTTTATAGAACTAAGTCTTTGCTGCATGGGCTTTCACAAGTCCGCGAAAGAAGCTTTTACTTCTTTTGGAAAGGCGATAAAGTTCCAGTGTTTAAGTATTTTGATGAACACCGAATCAGCATTGAAGATCAAATCAATCTAGCAAAATCACAATCTACTCAGCAAGAAGTAACTAATAAAAAGACTCCTAGTAAGGATGATCCATATTACCGTTATGTTCTAGAAGTTATGCATGGAGGTATTTCACATGCTGAATTTCAAAAGACTCTTACGAAGTCAGCAGATGCAATGCATTACATCGAAGAGAATGGACATAATTATCGTATGGTAAAACCATTCTTCGAGAAAAATGGGTATAGTAAACTTGCTGGTAAAATGGATGCTATGCAGGATAAGCTAGATGCTGGTGGTAACCTTATGAGGCGTGCTTCATATATACCTAAAGATTATATTGGTGCTTTCGTAGGGCATCTTCCAGTGTCTATGACTCATCACACTGAGGATAGATACCTAACATATCGTGAGTGCATGACTATTATGGGGTTGCCTCAAGACTTTGAGCTATTAAATCCAACAAGAAATTTGAATCATGTGTGTCAAAATGTGCCAGTGCACACTGCTACTGACATGGCAACAGAGATTAAAGCTGTTTTAGAAGGTAAAAGAGACATGATGAAGGGCACTTTAATGTACCAATTCAACCCTCAAAAGACTTTTGAAATAAGAGATGCAGATCCTCCTAATAGTCTACAAGCCTTCTTATGATAAAAATCGCCTTTCGGGGCGATTCTAGTTTATAAATATAGAGATATCAACACAACGGAACGAACATGACAGCTAATACTATATTATCAGACATTAATGAAATTTATACAGGTTATGTATTAAATGGCAATACGTGGTATGATAGTGAAGCTAAACGTCAATATAATATTAGAGTAGCGCAAGCACAGGCTTCAGAAGTAGCAGATGCAATTGGCAAAGCTGAAGTGATGGCAGTAGAATTTCTTAAATGGGCTAAAGCAAATGGATACTCTAATACTGTAAGAGGAGTATGGTGGACTGCTCGTCCCGGATCGATGTCTTCTGCATTTGGTGAGTTCGTTGATCAAAAGAAAAATCCTACAGACATTTTAATAAAATTTAGTTCAGGTCAATCTAAGGGGTTCTTAGGACTATCAGCTAAAGCAACTAAAGGTAGTGGTGATATTGGATTTAAGAATCCAGGTCTTGGAACAGTTGATAGAAATTTAGGACTTAAATTAGCAGATCAATATGCTATTCAAAGTAAACAAACTATTGCTAAATTTTCTTTGCCAGATGCTGCTCAAGCTCGTAAAGATTTTATTCGTAAGAGTCCAGGTATTAAAAAACATACAGAACAAATTGGTTCTGATATATTAGCTGGAATGAGAGATAAACTATTAATAAGATTGAGAAAGTTTGATCAAAAAGATTTAATGAAGTATCTATTATCTGATTGGATGGATGCTGAAGTAGTATCTCCTCCGTATGTTAAAGTTACTGGACAGGGCAATAAAGCTCCTTATAAAGCAATAGTAATGGATCCAACAGATAATGAGAAACTAAGCGCATTATCTAAATACGAAATTACATTAGAAAAAGTTGGTAATGAATCTATTGGTGTTAAAGCTGGAGTTAAAAAAATAATGAAGATTCGATTTAAATTTGAATCTGAAAAGATGGCTTCATCTGTTAAATTATCTGGTGATCCGTGGTGATAGCCTGTACAAAAAATCGTCAATTTGATATAATAGAATTATAGAAAATGCTAAAATTTAAAGAATATTTGCTGGAAGAAGGAAGCGGAAGCTTATCGATATTCGATATCGATGATACTCTATTCCACACTACTGCTCAGATAGCAGTGATGCACAGCGGAAAAGTTCTGAAGAAACTAACTAATCAAGAATTTAACAATTATAAACTGAATCCGGGCGAATCATTCGATTTTGATGAATTCAAAGATGCTCATAAATTCTATCACGAATCAAAGCCTATAACTAAAATGCTTGCTAAAGCAAAAGCCATTTTAGCAAATTCGCAAAAGAACCCAAACAGTAAAGTAATTATCCTCACAGCTAGATCAAACTTTAATGATAAAGATAAGTTTTTAGCAACATTCCGCAAATACGGATTTGATATTGATAAGGTATACGTTGAACGTGCCGGCGAATTAGTTGGTGATGAAGTTCCTGCGATTAAGAAGGCTATCATCATTACTAAATACTTAAATACAAAACAATTTAGTAAAGTTAGATTATTCGACGATTCAATGAGTAATCTAAAAGAGTTCTTAAAGTTAAGAACAAAATTCAATCATATAAAGTTTGAAGCATATTTTGCTTTACCTAATGGATCAATTAAGACAATAAAATAATGTTAAACTTAAAAGAATATCTTAAAGAAGAAAAGAATACTCACATGGAGCACGTTGAAGATTTAGTCTTCAACGAAGGCGTAAATGGCACACGTAATGCAATTAATTTCTTACGTTCATTAAGAGATATGCTTGCTGGTAATACAAAATCTCCAATTACTTCAACAGTAAAATGGGATGGAGCTCCAGCTATTTTTGCTGGAATTGACCCAAGTGATGGAAAGTTCTTCATTGCTAAAAAAGGTATTTTCAATAAATCTCCAAAGATATATAAAACTCCAGCAGAAATTGATGCTGATACCAGCGGAGATCTTGCTGCAAAATTTAAACTAGCATTAAAAGAATTCTCTAAATTTGGAATTAAATCTGGTGTATATCAAGGTGATTTAATGTTCACCGATGATAAAGCTACTCTAGAAATAAATGCAGAAAAGTATATTACGTTTCATCCTAACACTATCGTGTATGCTGTACCATATGATTCTATGCTCGGTAAAAAAATACGTGCTGCTAAAATTGGAGTTGTTTGGCATACTACGTATGAAGGAAAATCATTCGAGAATATGCAAGCATCTTTTGGTAAACCAATCGTAAATAAATTTAATACTTCATCTAGTGTATGGATGGACGACGCAAATTACAAAGACTATTCGGGTACAGCTACTTTCACAGCAGAAGAAACGAAGAAAGTAACTGATGTGTTATCTCGCGCTGGTGCTCTATTTAATTCAATCAGTGCTCAAACTCTTAATGGGATAAGCAACGATGAAGACTTATTGCTTGCGGTTAAAACCTTTAATAATACAAAAATTCGAAAGATGGAACAAATTAGTGATACTAGAGCCCACGTACGAGAACTCTTCCACTACATCCACGAAAAATATCAAAAAGAAATCGAAAAGCGTAAAACGCCGGCCGGTAAAAAAACACAAGAAGACTCCCGCACAAAAATCTTAAGCTTCTTTGCTCATCATGATCAAAACCAAATTGTAGCTATATTTGATTTAGTAAATTTACTTGTTGAAGCTAAGAAAATGATTATAGAAAAAATGAACAAAGCTGGGCATATATCTACATTCTTAAAAACTAAAACCGGCTTTAAAACTACTGGCGTAGAAGGGTTTGTAGCAATCGATCATTTAAAAGGTGGTGCAGTTAAAATAGTAGATAGAATGGAATTTAGTTATGCAAACTTTTCACCAGAAATTCTTAAAGGATGGCAACCATGATTAATTTTAAAGATTACTTAGACGAAAAGCGTGGATTATGGGATAACATCCAT